CTCGGGTTGAACACGAGGGGTTATCGTTTCTTACGATAACCCTCCCTGACTTTGGGAAGGACTTCGAAAAAAGTCTCGACTCAGGTCAGATATGCGACGACCAATTTCCTGGTTTTGCCAGGACAGGCGGTCTCCCCCGATTTCTCGGAGGTTTCCTTCGCAACGTGTTCGACTACAAATCAGGTCTCCTGCTCGATGACCCATGCAAAGATTCCATCTTCTCCATCAGGCAGCTTACGCTACTGATGGGTAAGATCGCTCTCCCTTGCAGTGATGCCAGGGTAGAGCGTGCTTTGCTCAAGTACATCGAGTGTGAGCAGGAAGTTCGCCAGGGTGATCGTACACTTGATCCCAACCTCCTTGAGGAGTTTGGGCAAGTCTCCCTGGTTTTGTTCGGTGACGTTTTCGCTCAGGTGGACCTCGCGGCCTACCAAGGCGAACTGGTACCGAAACATGGGCCTGGTGCCACCGCTGACAAACTTAGAGGAAACTCTAAGTTTGACCAGACAGAGTGGACCACTAGATTGGAGGAACACTTTCCGTATGGAGAGTACTCCATCCCTAGTTGGAGGTTTAGCTACCTCCTTGAGCCTGTGAACTTCCTCGAACCTGGGGCTGAAAGACCTGTTAAGGTCATAACAGTCCCTAAGACGCTGAAGACACCCCGGATCATCGCCGTAGAACCCACGTGTATGCAATATACACAACAGGCTCTCATGGAGAAGTTGGTACGAGGTTTGGAACGAGACAGTCTTGTCTCGCCAATGATCGGATTCGGGCAACAAGAGCCCAATCGGCGCATGGCCGAGCTCGGTTCCAGGTCTGGGAGTCTTGCGACTCTCGACCTTTCCGAGGCATCTGATCGAGTCTCCAATCAGCATGTACGACGTATGGTCAGGCATTTTCCGCACCTCCATGGTGCTCTAGATGCCTGCCGCAGTCGGAAGGCTGATGTACCTGGACACGGCGTTATACGCCTTGCCAAGTTCGCGTCTATGGGTTCTGCCGTCTGCTTTCCCGTTGAGGCTATGGTGTTTCTCACCATCGCCGTGATGGGAATCATGCGGCACAGGAGCCTGAGGCATGCGAGGGACATTAGGTCCCTTCATGGCCAGGTGCGTGTCTATGGAGATGATATTATCATCCCCACGGACTGCGTTGATTCCGTGATTGACCTCCTTGAGGCTTTCAGTCTCAAGGTAAATGTCAGTAAGTCTCTCTGGACAGGAAAATTCAGAGAGTCTTGTGGAGCGGAGTTTTATGACGGGCGTGATATCTCTATCACGCGGGTCCGTCAGACCTTCCCCTCCTCACGGAAAGAGACGACTAAGGTGATTGCCACCGTTAGTCTCAGGAACCGCCTGTACGAGGCGGGCCTGTGGCGTAGCGCGTTCTGGATAGACACGTGGATGGAGCCCCTTTTAGGAGGCAACTACCCATATGTAATGCCAGACTCACCTGTGCTTGGCAGGGTCTCTTTCTGCGGGTATGACACCCAAAGATTAGACCCATTCACACATACTCCCCAGGTAAAGGGGTATGTTGTGAAGGCTCAACCACCAGCCTCGAAGGTTAGTGGTGAAGGCGCCTTGCTCAAGTGGTTCCTTAAACGCGGTGAAGAGCCATTCGCCGACAGGGACCATTTAGTCCGCTCTGGGCGTCCTAAGTCCGTCGACATTAGACTTAGGTGGGCTCGCTCGGTATAGCCGAGCGGGTGTCCTGCGGTTCGTTACCGCAGGCATGGGGAGCTAGGTGCTCCTCGGCGCTCTCTCTCTTTACTCCTGTAGAGAGATATCAAGCGCTGGGAGATGCATTTGGCTGTGC